CGGCTCTCTTTTAAAACTCGACTCCAAACTTTCAAATTTAAATTGAGTTAGAGTTTCATAGAACATGTAGAGAGCACCGTCGGCAGGTTTATCATCTCCGACATCTGCCGCATCATCCGGCTCCTCGGGTGAGGCTGCTTCTGATTTTTCTGCTAAATCTGAAATAATATCAAATGGGCTACTAAACGGAAAACAAAAATCAAAATTGCCTTCTGTTGGCTCAATCCATAACTTCTTAGGCCTAAAAAAGTCACTATATTCCTGCATAGGTATTATATCGCTGTCATAATGTTTTGATATAGGATCAGCAATATAATTTTGATAGATTTCTTTTACGATCTCCCCAATATTACGGTGAGAATATCCCTTACTTATTTTCTTCTTTTCACTAATAACGGCTTCCAATGAGATACAATGAATTACATATACTTTATATCTATCGGTGATACTACCAATAGGTGAAACGGAATCTACTCTAAAAAGTTTATGAACTTTAGAATCTTCCGGAACCATTCCGTCTTCTGGTCCCTCTAGATCCGTGAAACTTCTCGTCATTGCTTCGATAAGAATATATTCTTCGCCGACTAATGGCGCTAGCTCTCTAAAACCCATTCCATCTCTTACTGCAACATCGCATAGTAAATATGGTTTAGAGATATCTTCATATATAGTTACAGAATCAACTATCTTTGACATATCAATAGGGTTCGATGAGTTGGTAGAGAGCATTATACACTTCTCTATCTTATAATCACCAGCAACATATTGACCTTTTCTCACTGCTTCTGGTTCGGTCTCCACCCGAGATTTTATTTGAGGTGGTTTTTTATCATTTCTTGCTATTGGATCTAGCTCGTAGATTTCACTAATACGATCTGCCATATTTTTTATTACCTATATCGTTTATTTTGAGCTTCTTTAAGAATATTTTCGACATATTGCCTATTAATGATTTTAATACGTCTGTTTGCTTCATTTCTTTTAAATTCTATATCATATCTGGTGATTCTTTTTTTCTCACCATCCGGTAAAGCATTATAAGCATCTTTATCAATAATAACTTCTTTTAATGTGGTCTTATCTGTTTCTGCTTCTATAATCTGCCTATATTCGAAAATATGTTTTTTAGCTCTCTCAACGGACCCATATTTTCCTCTTATCATCTTTGTAAAGTCCTGATGACTTAAAGGCCAATCAAAATATGGATTAAACATTCTATTTGTTAAAAATATAATCCAATCATATTTTACGTCTCCGTATACGAGATAAGAAGTAGTATCTGCTCTTTCTCCATCTTCAATAGTGTATTCATCAAAATTTAAAGCTTTATCAATTACATTTTGTTTTATTAAATTACGAATAAATATGTCCCTTACGGTAAATGTTTCACCATATTTGTTACCATGTATATTATATTCAATTACTGGTAAATGTGCAAAATATGACATTAATAACCTCTTTGTACTAATTCTTTAGTGATAATAACTGTTTCTGTGAAAGTGAGTGTCATTTTTACTTCGAATGGTCTTCCATCTTTAAAAAAGAATGGGACGCCGGCCGCGGCATAGTTTACTAAAACACTATTACAAACGCTCCTTGCTATTTTGAACGGGCCATCGGTTTTGCCGCCCTCATTGTTATCGTGGCCAAATACAATATCCCACGTAGATGGAAATTGATAAAAATTATATCCAGCGCCGGTACTTATTTGCTCTGCACTCTGCGGTTCTGTTTCCGTTTCGAAAACATCGCTAATTCTTTTTTCAAATCCGGGCACCGTAGAAAATCTAAAAACCTTTATAATGTTTTCAATTGTTTTTGCCTCCTTTTCATTTGTTGCTATCATAGGAAATTCAAATACAAATTTTCTAAATTTTCCGGGACCGGAATAAAGTAAAGATAATTTAGGATTAGTCGCAACACTAAATGAACCGGCCATTACTTTCTTTGTGATATCCGATTTATCAGCAACCTGCCGGAGCACTTCTTCTCCGACCGAAGCAACGGTGCCCTTTACCGTATCCCACCAGTCCTTGTTAGTTGTCGCTTCGGGAGGTTGTACGGACTTATTAAACTGTTCTACTCCGGTTGCGGCAGCGGCAGCACCTTCTGTCAGTATAGTGGCTAAACCATCTTGTTCCGCATATATTGCTTCCGCGGTTGTAATCATCGACTGTGCGCCCATAGGAAGTGCTACGGTATATTGCTGGGTGCCACCTCTTTGTTGTCCATGAGGATAAGAAGTAAACAATACCCAGTGCCCTTCATCACCTTTATGTAATGTAGTTGGGTATGTAAAATCCTTCTGATTTTTTGTTCCGCCTGACACTTAATTCTCCTTAATCGCCATACTTAGTTCTCGTATAAATAGGTTCATATACATTTTTATTTATCGAATATTTATTATGGCCTACAAAGGAAAATATAAACCAAAAAATCGTGATAAATATAAAGGAAATCCCACTAATATAATTTATAGAAGTTTGTGGGAACGTCGTTTCATGGTTTATTGTGATTCTAATGATAGTGTTGTAAAATGGTCTAGTGAGGAAATCGTTATACCATATAGATCGCCATTTGATAGAAAAATACACAAATATTATCCTGATTTTTGGGTTAAAATAAAAAAACACGATGGAACCATTGAAACATCAATTATCGAGGTAAAGCCTAAATCTCAAACAGTTCCACCTAAACCCCGTTTAAATAAAAGAAAGAGTGGCAGATATTTGTTAGAAATGAAAAGATATGGTGTTAATGAGGCTAAATGGAAAGCTGCTACAACATATTGTGAATATAAAAATTGGAAATTTAAAATTATAACAGAAGATCAATTGCTTACTAAATAATACATGGCTTTAAAAAATCTTTCATACGTATCAGATGACGCTATTAAATGGCTCAGAATGAAGTGGGAAACCCTTCGTGATTCTTTAATACAAGGAAGGTCTAGATCTCTAACAAATCGTAATGCTATTATAAGTGAAGGTAATAGAGAAAAAACATTAAGAATGGGGCATATGTATTTCTTTCATTATCAGCCTAAGCTAAGAGAAAAATTAGCATATTATGATGTGTTTCCATTAGTTATTCCGGTAGGTGTCTATGCTAAAGGTATAATAGGGATGAATTTTCATTATCTGCCTTATAATATGAGAGAAAGATTAATGAAAAAACTAATTGGTTATTTAAACGAAGAGCGCACACCTGGGGGTAGGAGCGCTTATTTAAATATTACTTATAACACTCTTCTCCCATTTACAAGATTTAAAGAAGCCAGACCTACCATCCATAAATATGATATGACAGGGTCTTATGTTCGTTCTCAGTTCATACATGTCGAGGCGGATGAATGGAATACTGCTTTACATTTGCCGGTGGAAGAATTCAGATCAACCAGTGGTGGTGATGGTGTAACTAATACAGAAGTATGGCAAGATAGTAGGGACAAAATCGGTATTAGGCCATCTATCAGATAATATTTAACGGAATTTTATGGACATTAATACTTTCATAACAAAAATAGATGCAGATAAGGGTTTAGCCCCTTTAGATAAATTTCAAGTCATGATTACTCTGCCGGAAAAAGTTAAGAGTCTAGAAGGCATGGCAAATAATTTAAAAGGATTAGAATTTTTATGTGATGCTGCACCGATGCCTGGAAAGACAATTGCAACATCGGAATTACGACATTACGGCCCAACTCGAAAAATAGCAAGAGAAGTAACTTATCCGGAAATGCAATTAAGTTTTATAATGACAAATGCAATGACCGCGAGAAATGTATTCTTAGATTGGATGAATTTTATAATTAGTCCGATAACTGCAAATATAGAATATCAAGACAGTTATAAGGGTGATATTGAAATATTAATGTTGAGTCAACAGTCAGAAGCAGCTAACAAAGGAAATGCTATTCTAGCGGTTAAATATGAACAAGCTTATCCAACCAATGTTGATCCTATTAATCTGGGTTGGGATCAGATGAATCAATTAGGGAAGTTTAGTGTAAATTTTGCTTATAAGAAATGGAGTGATACCAAGAAACCTTATAAGAAACCGTAGTGGTAAATATAAATTTTTTAATATGGAGTTATTATGGCTTTACCAGTCGTGAACAATCCTACCTATGAAATTAAATTACATAGTGTAGAAAAACCAATTAAGTATAGACCTTTTCTGGTTAAAGAGGAAAAGATATTATTAACAGCTCTGGAAGGCGGTGAAACGACAGACATCGTAAGAGCTACAAAAGAAATTATCGGCAACTGTTGCCTTGATGAGGACGTAAATGTTCAGGCATTGCCTGCCTTTGATATAGAATTATTTTTTCTAAATCTAAGGGCTCGATCGGTTGGTGAATCTGTTGAAGTCGCCCTGGCATGCCAAGAAGAAAAATGTGAAGGACAAACACCAGTTAAAATTAACCTTAGTTCCGTTAAATTAGATATTTCTAAAGATCATAATAATGTAATACAACTTACGGATAGTATAAAAGTTAAATTAAAATATCCAGATATTGATAGAATGACAAGGCCTCCAGAAGAATCACAAATGGATTCTATTTTTGAAATTACCAAAGCTTGCGTAGATGAAATATGGGAAGGCGATGACATACACAATGTTAAAGATTATACAGAAAAAGAATTAGAAGATTTTATTATGTCTCTGAATCAACAACAATTCGGATTACTTATTTCTTACTTTAATACTATGCCCAAGTTAAGACATAGGGAAACTTTTTCCTGTAAAACATGTGGTAAAAAGCAAGAGACAGTCTTGGAGG